TAGATCAAACCAAAATGTTCCATTAGCTGGGGGTCCTTCCGGCGGAGTATCTTGTGCGATTAGCTCCTCTGTCGGTACATCTGCTCTAATAATAAAAGCGCGATCTGCAATGCCGAGATACTGTAAAGCAGCATGTAGACCGAACTCGTTAAGTTCATCTCCATGACGCGGCGTACCTGCATCTTCAAAGAAAATTGGCTCTCCAAAAGTCTGAACTAATTCTCTTTGGCCTGCAACAAGTGTTAATTTCCCAGCATTCTCTTGTAATGTTCCAGGAGCAATTGAGGCAATGTTAGGATCAGTATCATTTGTACTTGATTTATTTGTTTGGGTGACAATAACGACCAGAGGAATAGTTCCTTGTGTAGCACCAGCAAAGAAACTTTCATCGGTGACTGTTACAACTACACCCGGGGAATCTAAAGATACCATTTTATTTTTTTCCTCTCCAAAACTCTGTAGTTTTAATAACTATAGTATTTATTATTAAAAGCCTTTTTTATAATATTCGGCTACTTGTATTTATTACGGACAGTCTTCAGGGTCTAATATTAACGGTGTAGATATGACTTTCCATGTGCCGGGCTTATATTGTCCGTCAACTGCGAGTTCCCAATCAAATGTTGTTGTATTCCAACGGAATTGTTTTCCTGTAAAAGTGTTTGTAATTACTTCAGCAGAAGTAGCAGCACTACTATCAAAAGCTAAAAACCAATCAGCTCCATCGAATTCTATAATATCGTTAATAGCAGCAATAATGGTTCCCCATGGAACAGTAGGGCTTGCTATATCTTCAGCTAAAAGATATCTTTGTCCAGTTGCGGCAGCTGGTAATCCAACACCAGGACCAGTAGTCATTGGATTTACAATTGCATCGATTGGATCTAATGTATCTGCCGGTAGAGTATCAGAATCTATATCCCAATCTAAAATATTTGGATTTGCGCTAAAAGAAATTTTTCCTGTGACACCATCTGGATCTCCAAATTTTCTTTTAACGATAATCTGGGATGAATCTTCAACAAAATCCGCAAATCGTAGTAGCAAAGCTTCCCAAGAAAATACATTGCCGTCTTCGTCAAGCTCCACACCTCCTTCGCCAAGAAGTGTTATTTCATTTCCTTCTACACTGATAACATGATTTCCAGGAGTGATAATTATTTGTGCTAATAGATCACCCTGTTCCCAAGAAAAATCGCTGTCGTCTTTTGGAAGTTCAGCAACAGCCCTTATATTCACAATAATAGTTTCTATAGCTTTTCTTCTTGTAACTTCTGCAGGAGGATTAATCCAGTATGGAATTAAAAATTGCATACTTGCGACGTCAATTTGTTCGTCTGTTCCAAATGGAACGGTTTTGCTAGACCAGGTTATCGCATCTTGCATTTCAGCAAATGTAATAGCAGTCCAATCTAGTGGATTATCGCTTGTTTGAAGATCAATGGATGGATTAAAAAGCATCATAATCTGTTCCATAAGCTGCATCTTTTGATCTTGGTTGCTTGTCCATATATCTAACTGAAAAGTGAAGTTATAAGGAACAGGCATAAATCGTTTAACCGTAAAACGATCACCTAACTCATTTGGTATATATTTTCCTTCTTCAAAATCAAATTTTCTTTCATCAACTAAATCTGTTCTAACAAGAGTTTGACTTTGCCTTCTATCGGGCGCCATATTAATAGCTGTAATATAGACACTCATAAAAGGAGTGGAAAGCATTTTATTTTCGCTGTTTAATCTAATAAGTTGACTAACCATTCTTGATGGTTCGCCCCATCTTACTGGAACTTGTCTGATTTGTCTTATGCCATCCGATCCTAATCCTGCCTGGACTACAAAACCCCCAAACATTCTAATTGTTTGAAGTATCAATCTCCTGATTTGTTCGTCGTAAAAAAAGTCCATAGAATATCTTTCCTTTTCTATAGCTATTTAATGATTATGTGCTGTTAAAATAGAAAGAAATCTATTCTATATCGGGTTTTGGATGGTTTCTATGTGGAATTATTTTACTAACACCCACTCTACTATCAATAATTCCACCAGAAGTTCTGGTTTTATTACGATTATTGATAAACCTTTCTAGAGTTCTATTTGCTGTTTGCCATTTCTTGCGGAAATCAACTTCTCTACGTAGCCATCTTGGTCCTACTCTCTTAAAGAGAACATTTGGTTCGAAATCTGTTCTTAAAAAGAAAGCTCCTTCGAGCGGACTATCCGGAAACTGTGTTCCTGAACCTAATAGTGCTGCACCATTTGGTGGTTCTCCATCCGTCATAAACAAATATGGAAGTCCATTTTCATTTTCTTCGAAAACATATAAATGTGTATGTTCGAGATTACGATTTGGAACTTGTCGTTCTGCTTCAGCAATAACTGATTCGCTTATTTCCAGTTCGTCGCCAAATGTGCTAACCAAATCTCGTAATGTTGTTCCTGGATCATCAGGATCTACTAATCCGCTGTCGTTAAACGATGCAGCATTTTTATTAAGTATTTCATTGTACTCTTGGCTATCTGTAAGTGGACTTACTTTAACTCTCCAAATATGTGGAAACCAGGTTGGACTAAATCCTTCTGAAGCACGATTTGCATCTTCGATCTTATACAACTTTGGAATTAATGGGCCGAAATCTTCATCAGGATCTTGGCTTAATAGTGTATCATCTAAAAGATGCGGAAGTTCAAGAACATCGCCAGATATTAGCTTTCTGCCCATAATATCTATCATATCGTTAATATGGAAAGAAACAAACAACGTATCATTACTTAGAAAGAGACCAAACTGACTCAAATCAAAATCATTATCTTGAACATTATAAACGCCACGAAGTTCGTAAATGTCATTATCGTATTTTCTATCTCTGTTTTCTAAAAGCAATAGATCTTGAATAGTTGTTTCGATTGGATCAATAATGGTTGGCTTTGTTAAATCTTCGCTTTCTCCTTGTTCGATAGGACCTATATATTTGTGTACAAGGAAAGCTGTGCCGCCGATACGAAACATTTCTCCAATAGTTCGATCGAAAAACCTAAAATCATTTTGTTTTTTCTTATTCCAGAATGATAATCGTGGCATATATTATCCTTCAAAAATTACTGCTTCATCAGCAGCTTCATTTGGAAGTTTTTCTTCTTTCCAGGCATTTTCCCATAGATATTCAAAATCTTTGCTTTCTCTGCTGTAGTTTATAAGCAAATATCTATCTACTTTTTCCATAAAAATTGTAAATTCGTCTTCAACTTCTTCGTCATAAGATTCAAATAGTTCATCAAAATCATCTTCTTCAACTTCTGTTAAAATCATTTCTCCAGAACGTATCATTTTAGTTATATCATATTTAGATATATAATCAACATCGTCAGATTCGTATTCAATCAATCCATGCTCTATTTGCCAATGATCGTCTTTTTCGCTAATAATTTTTGCCCAACGAGTACCATTTTCAAAGAGATATGTTTGGCCTACTTCCGCTCCTGCCGTAGAAATACCTAAATCGATTATTTGATTTTCAGTTACAACTTCTTTAGAAAGATTTCCTCGAAGTATATTAAGATATTCTTGTATATCGCCTGCGCTTTCACTTTCTGACATTTTAATTGCTTCCATATAAACGGATTTTGTGTAATCCATAACAACCTATTGCTAAAGTAACCGCTCCACCTATAAGACCCGCTATACTGGCTGGATCACCGACACTTACTTGCCAAGCACCGCTTAAAAGGCCTATTCCGCCTATAGCTATAGCACTAATCATTAAAATTTTTCGACCTGACATTTTATTTTCCATTATCCTATCACAAACCCAAGAGGTTCTCCACCAGCACCATACTCCATCAATACATTTTCAAGACGTTCGATATCAGACATTCCTTCTGATTTAATTTCAGAGCCATTTAGTGTAGTACCGCCCTGCGGCCCAACAATCTGTGAATATTTTCCTCGCCCCTCTCCAAGAATCACTTTTCCACGGGCTACACAATAATCAACAATCCAACTTTTTGCGTATATGTCTTCAATTAATTCGTCATCTGTCCTAAAAAAGTATGACCAGAGAAGAACAGTTTCTGATCCTCGAACATGTCTAACAATAGTAAGTTTTTTTGAACTTGAATCCCACGTAAACATAACGTGTTCCCCGAAAAGGGTTCCAATGAGTTCCTGATATTCTGTAAACAATCTAAATGTTGCCAAACCGCCTTGGCGTCCTGCTTCCAACAGATAAAAGTTTGTAAATGCAGCATTAAACGGATCAAAAGTAACGCCACCTTGCGTTCTTCCTAATCCACGCCGAAAGATTTCTCTAACTTCTACAATTTCTCTTGGAAGAGTATATTCAAACTTGTCTTCTTGAAGTTCTAAGAAAAAATAACCTTCTTCAACACTATTTGAATCTCTATTACGATACATATCAAGCGTTGTTTGGATTATTTCTTCAAGATCTTCTGGATCGAACTCGATATCGATGATTCTTCCAGCTAGTCTTGTTATTACTCTATTTGCAAGATTTTGTCGGGTTTCACTCATAAAAATACTCCGATAAATGTGGACAACACTATTTATCGAAGTGGAAAGAATATTAAACTATAGTATTACTGATTATACATTTCTTCTATAAAGGCTTTTCCAAAATCATTTAGGTCACGGGTTCCAACCGCAGCATATATTCCCTGTGGTTTTTGGATTGGCCACTGATACTCTTCTCTTGAAACCCAATGATGTGCGTGTATATTCCAACAAAAAATCTTCTCTTTTTGTTGATCGCAAAAAACAAAATTATATGGTGGAAACCATTTTGAAGGATCGGCTGATAGACTGTCGGACATTGATGGTTCATATGTTTCTTTGTCTTTGTGCCATCTGTCTACAAACATTTGACAAGCCCAAGCTGTGCCGCCGTTAACTCCCATAGTATCTTTGTATTCTTTTGTATACATCTTTCCATCAGAAGCATCCTTAATTACGGCTTTTTTATTAAGGGTTCCAACAGCATAGATAGCATCTATATATTTTACTTGATACCAGTTGCGGCGTAGAAGATTAGCTATCCACGGCTTGAAATAAGGGATACTGCGTTTGAGGGTCTTATTTGTTTCTTCCAGATATTCATCTGCTTCTTCAAGCTCTTCTTGCGTTAATTTATAGGTAAATTCTGGATGATAGGATTTGTGGCCTTCGAACGACCAATGGACTACTTGATGGCCAGCATTATTAGCAGCAATGCCCCACGCAGTATCAGCGCCTTTGGCGCCTCCACTTAGCATTACATCGACATCGAGCTTGTCGAGAAAAGGAACATTTTCAGGTATCATATTTTAGTAATCCCAATCTTCTTCATCATCATCTTCTTGGGATGGCATAGCAGGCACCTCTGGATGATAAAAAAATGCTTCTAATGGTGCTTCTTCGGTTATTGTCTGACCATTCGAAGTACAATGAAAATCAATGGCGTGGCGTCGTCTGGATACAGCATAGGCATGTTCAGCTTCGGCAGATATCTTCTCGGCGTTCTCAAATCGCCATATTCTTTGCCATGATGAACTATTTTCTCCCGGCGGGTCATATTGCGCTCCAGCATCGTAAATACCACAGAAGTTTAAACCGTACCATTGCATGTCGAATTCACCAACATGAAACCTGCCATCATACATGACAAGATAAGTAGGACCGACCTCTAAACCAGGACCGCCTTTTTGAGTGGTATTACTCAGATCAATCTCTGTTAATACTGGTGTCATTTGTCATCTCCTACAATTATGACACTATTATAACACAGATTTAATTCTTGTCAAACCTTTAATGTATATTGCGTATCCGCGTCCGTAAACTTCTCTACTAATTCTCTAACTCTAAGTTCAAGATCCTCAATAGTTCCGTTATTTTCTATAATTTCGTCAACAGTGTGACCAATCCAAGCAGTTTCGCTTTCATGCGGTATTGCGTGACAAGCTTTCATTGTTTCGATTTCTTTAAGATCATCTTCATCGCAAAGACCACGATTAAAGAAGTTCATTAACTGATAGAAATGCGGTTCGGGCCCTCGCTTAACACGCCACACTACGCCGCCGCTATTACGAATCATATCAATTTCATTAGGATAACGACAATCGGTTATGGCTGTATTTGGCTTGTCCGCGTCGAGCCATCGTTTTTCTACCGTGGAAACCCAGATATCTTCGCCGAGAACATGTCTACATCCTTCTGTGCCGAGTAACTGTAATCCCATTCTTGGCGTAAAATTTTTAATGCCAAGACGCTGGGACCAATATCTATCTGTTTGTTCTCTCTGAAATCTGCTCTCTGGCGTAGCACCTTCAAGCATCTCTCTATCCCATCCAAATATAGTTGATGCAGCGTCTTTCAAGCTTTTAGCGAAGCTGTCTGTTTTGAAATTATGATTATTAACCATAAATTCGCCCACGGTTCCTTTACCGCAGTTTATAAAACCCACTACGCCAACTAGCATTTTATGGTCTCCTTACTTGTTCTCTTTTTCCGCTTTTAACAACCTTTTGATATCGTCTTTGCTAAAATAATGTGCATAACCGCCTTCAAGTTCGGCGATGCTTGTATCTTCTGCAAACATCATTTTACGATACATGGCATATGCATCAGCATGTTGTTTTTTGGCGAACGCAGCCGTGTTATTATAGCTGTTAGGAACGATATTAAAATCTCTAAGACTTAAAGCAGATTTCGTATCGTTATATCCATAACAGATATATTTTTGATCATCACCAAATGATAATTCTGCATCTTCTGTTACTTCATTACCGCGATGATCTGCAACCTTGCCTACTTCCCACGTAAGGATAAAACTTGTTCCAATATCTTGATCTTTACCAAATGGTGATGTCACAAGATATATAGTTTCACCAGTTAGCTTTAAAAGCTCTCGGGGATCTTTAATTCTGCCCGGCTGATTTCCTAACCGTTTATTAACAAACTCAACACGTTCTTCGAATGTTAGATCGGAAAAATCCTTATCTGTATCTGTCATTGTTTTGCTCCACCTGTATGATTCCTTAATGATTAGTTAATATAACGAAAAATTACGACAAAATCAATAATAAAATAACTGGTTGACATATATAAGAAGTATGCTAATATAGTAGTACAAAGATCAGTTTAATCGCAAAGGATTTGCACCAATGGCTTCATTAAAAATCAAGCATTTTGAAGACGATTTCGAGGCCCGCATTGATTGGGGTAATTTTAATCCCCAAGATCCAAATTATGACAAATTTATGAGAATTTGTCGAGATCATTTTCACGAGACTTACAAAGGAAATGGTGCGGCCCGTCTTGTTCTGTTCAAGAACGAGACCATTAAGTGGTACAAAAAGGAGAAACCCCAACTTGTAATGAATCTTACATTGGTTGAAGATTGGAGATTCATAAGTGTTGGTCAATATTATTGGTTAATGAATAAAGGTGCTGTGCTTAACCCTGATACACTCCAATGGGTCTCTGAAAAAATGACGGAAATTGAAAATATTAGCTACAAACTAGCTAAGGAAGATACGAAAAAAGAACCTGTTGTGGTTAAAAAAGAGACAACACCAGAAGAATTAGGGAAATGGCTTGCAAGCGATCTTGAAGATCTTATTCTTACCGGCGAATATGAAGAAAATACCGATACAGCATATGATATGTTGAAGGAGAATGCTCCTAAACCTATCGTAATGCGCTTCTGTATCGAACAGCTTAAATTGCTTGTCAGAGAACACCAACATTACACCAAGAGTGAAATCAAAGAAGGCTTTAGCAATAAGGAAAAATGGTCTGATTATTTGACACAATATTCTTCGCTGCTGCGTCTTGCTGAGACATATTTCCAGAATGCAAAAACTGTTCGGAAATCTAGGAAGCCGCGCAAATCGCGAGTAGGAAAAGCTGCTAGGCTTGCGAAAGTAGCAGAAAAGGTATCATTTAATAGACAAGATATCAAGCTGAAACTGGTTAGTGTTGATCCAACACAGATTATTGGTTCAAAAGGTGTACTAGTCTTTAACACGAAAACTAGAAAGATCGGTGTTTATTACGCTAAAGACTCCGAAGGCCTACAGATTCGTGGGACAACTATCAATAACTACGATGAAGAGAAGAGCACGCATAAAACGCTTCGAAATCCAGAGAAGCAGATCGAAGGATTTCGCGATAAGACTATGAAACGTTGTGAAATCATCTTACGCGACTATATCAAAGCCGTTGGAAAGGTGATGAATGGTCGTTTAAACGAGCATACGATCATTATGAAGACCTGGAAATAAGGATATGGATGAAAGTGAAAGACGTTGGTGGATTGAAATTGTCGAGGGCCCGCGGGCAGGCGGATTTTCTCTGGAAGATATCAGCAAATATCACGATGAGATAAAAGAATGGCTTACTGAAAATTCTCCACCTGAATCGTGGGAGAGTTCGTGTACAGTAAGCTTAGGGACTGGAATAGTTACGATTGATGTTTATTTCAACGAAGATGGAAGAGACGCTGCTGTAGCATGTAAACTAAGGTGGACGTAA